GTTCGGCTCCGAGGTGTAGACCGGCGAAGCACCGCCTGCACCGAAGTCGTCGTTCGTCTTCACGAACGCACCGAGACCGGCCGTTACACGGGCCGTGGTCGAGTTACCGGAGACGGAAGCAATGTTTTCCATCGCCTGCTTCTCCATATCGAGCTTCAACTCGGCCGAACGCTTCGCAAGCTGATACGCTTCCTCAGACTTACGACCGGCCTTGTCGATCACTTCCTGCGTATCCGACAGGATCAGCGTCTTGCGGCTGATCTGGAGTCGATTACCCAGACGGGTCGTCGCGGTCGGCGTCGCAAACGTCGCTTCGTCGCCTTCGATGACCTGATTGGTGGAAACCGCCGCAGCCAGCGAGTCAACCTGCCACTCGTGGAACGTCGCCTTCGCCTTTCCCCGGCCAGCGCCGGACATGAAAGGGGTTTCCTCGGGCGAGATGTTGTAGATAACGTCGCTCAGGTCTTCCCGATTACCAATCGAGGAATACGTGAGGTACGTACCGGAAACAATAGCCATCTCCTAGTTCCTCCCAGAACTACGACAGCGCCCCTGCGCTGCCAGTGTGTTAATCAACGAACTCCATCATCACAGACGCGGCGTCATCCACCCGTCCGGTCTTCGCGAGTTTCTTGCGGGCATCCAGCTTACCCTTTGAGGCGGCTTGTCCCTTCGGCGGTTTCGCTCCGGGCTTCACTGCCTTCGTCTTCGCAGCCGCGATCTTCTCCTGCACGGAGGGCTTCGTCTTCGACTTCGCCCGACGATACAGCATCGCGTCTCGCATCATGAGAATCGCTCGCGGGTCCATGATCGAGTACATGTCTTCGTCCGAATAGCCTAACGACTTCCCGAACTCCAACAACTCGGCCTGACCTGCTTTCAACTTCTCTGGATCCTTCCACTCAGGGACGGATTCGAGAAGCTGCTCACGCGCCGACTGAGCCTGCACCTTGAGTTTCTCCAGTGTCTCCTCGAACACACGCTGCTCTGCGGCAGAGCGTTCCGACTTGATCTTGGCGAGGTTCTCCTTGTGCAACTGCCATGCGGCGTACTGCTGCGGGAAACCTTCAGGGTCGTTGGCTTGTACCTCGGCCCAATCCGGTTCCTGCGGGGTGATCTGCGTCAGGGCCTCGTCGAGGTCCTTCAGCTTCTGGGCAAGAGTCTGCGTGCCCTCACTCAGTTTGACGCGCTCGGCTTCGAGGGCCTTGTCCTTCTCGGCCACTGCCTGCGTCTTCCGAGTGTAATCTGTGGCTCGCATGTAACCCTTCGTGGCTTCCTCGAAAGTGACACGGGCGACTTCCTTGCCGTCTACGATGACCGGCCGGGTTTCCTCCTCGTGTTTTTCGTCTTCAGCCTCGGGCTCGTCTGCGTCCTCGGAGTCTTCGTCCTCCTCGTCGGAGTCTTCGTTAGGCTCCTCCTCGGATTCCTCGGTCTCCTCGACCTCAGATTCTGAGTCCTCCTCAACCGACTCGGTTTCGGCTGGGGTCTCCTCTGCTTCCTGCTCGCTACTGGTGTCCGTGTCCTCTGAGGTGTCCTCGGAGAGTAGACCTTCCATTAGCACTGCGGCACCTGAGACGGAGGTTGGTTGATACTCGACCAATCGTGCTCCGGCTTCTTCAGCTACCTTACTCATGATATTGTCCTCGTGCGGAATTAGCTAGTCCCGGTTCGCTTACGTCTCCGAGCGACAGTCGCAGCGGCTTCCTCCTTCCGCTGGCGAATCTCCCTCTCCTTGACGGCGCGAGTACCGGCATCGACGACGACTTGCATTTCCGCCTTGAAGTCATCGAGTACGCGAGCCTTCGCCCACGCGATCTCTCGCGATTCGGGCGTTAGGCTGGTCTTGAACTCCTTGTAGTACCTCATCTCCATGTTGTGAAACGCCTGCTGCACGGACGGCTCAGTCAGAAATCGGAGGAGTACCTCTGCCTGATTAATCGTCTCCTGCTCACTCATGCGTTACCCTGTCGGCGTGGACTCTGCCGCCAACTCGTTTTTCTGAGCGTCGGTCATTGCCTTCGCCATCGTGCGGTGACGCTCCACCTCCGCGTTGACGGCGATCTCGTTGGCGTAGTCGTCGGAGTCCAGCAACTGCCGCTGCGCTTCCATCTGCGCCTCGATCTCAAGCTGGCTCAACTTCACGCCGTACTCGGCCTGAATCTTCTGCATCGCGATCACGGTGTCGGCCGCAGCCTTGTCGCGCTCACGATCATCCTGCAACTCGATCTTCATGCGCTCCAGCTTCAGCTTCTCTGCCTCGATGGCGAGAGACTTCTCAGCCTTCATGCGCTCGATCTCGACCATCGCCTGCGCCGTGATCTGCTCAGGAGAAGGCGGGGGCGGCTGCTGTGCCGCTGCCTGCATCTTCGCCGCGAACTGCTGCGGATCAATCGGCTTCCAGAACTCGTCAACGGCGTGCTGCCCAGCAAGCCGCGTGATCTTCGCCAGCGTGTTGCGGTAGAGCGGGATCGAGGTCAGGTCATTGTCCGGGCCTAACGCTTCGATCAGCTTGAACTGCTCACCCGCCAGCCCCTGCAAGACTGCGATCTTCGCCTCAGCCGTGCCCGAGCCTAACGCGACGTTCACCTGCACGTCCCAGTCCGACCGCCACGACGCGGGATCAACCTGCATCCAGCGGTCGCGAATCTTCATGAGCCTCGGCTCGTTCTGATGCTGCACCAGCAGCTTCAGGACGCCCTTGAACATCGGCTTGAACGCCTGCTCCGCGAACAGCCGGACCAGCAGGTCCTGCTGCGCGGTCGCGGAGTCGATGGCAGCCTTCGCCGCCGCCTTCTCCGTGCTCTGCAAGGCATCCATGTCGAGCGTGCGGCCACCCTTCGCCTGTCCGGTGCGACGCTCGGCCCGCTCCATGAAGAACTCCAGCATCGGGAACGCTTCCTTCCCGACGAACGTGTGGCCGATCTCTTGGATCATGCCCGGAGCGTTCATGCGGATCGGTGCGCCCATCGCGGTGTTCAGAATGTCTTCGACGCTCACCTGCCCATCGACGTATCCCGTACGCGGGAAGATCGACGCGGCCAGCGAATCCAACTGCGCCCTAACGACGGCCGACTCCACCTCCTGCAAGTCCATCAGCAGGTCGGCATACGAGAGGCCGACGATGGTGTGCGGTTCCGGGTCAGGCGACCATAACGAGAACGGACGATCAGCAACCGGATGGTTGGAGACAACGTGGAAGGTTGGCCCGATGGCACAAATCTTCCGAAGCTCCGCGATCCCGTCACCGTCGTAGTCGATTTTCATGTAGCCTTCGACGTAGAGAATCTTGTCGTTCGCGTCTCCCGACTCGGGGTCTGACCCCGGCTGCCCGAAGGGTGCTCGGGCATCGACTTCCACGCTGTCGGACAGCGACGCCGAGATGTCACCGAACTCGTCGATTTCATCTTCGTCGTAGCCTAACGCGATCAACTCGCCTCTCGTCTTCAGCATCCGGTGGCCGACAAACTGGGCCTCGTCGATGCTGCGGCCTTCACGCGAGAAGATGAACTCCTCGGGCGGAACGGCCATGATGAAGACCTTCCCGGCGTTCGTCTTCCGGGTGAGGTCCACGTTGAACAACTGAATGGGTTGGCCGGGAATCGGCTGCCCTGTCTGCGGGTCCATCGACGGCTGTCCGGGAACCTGCTCCCCCGGCTCGACCTTCACGACGGTGACACCTTCCTCCTGATCGAGCAACTCGATCTGCTCCTCAGTCAGGCCGGTGTAGTTGTACGCCTTGATCGTCTCGGACTCGTCCCATCCCCACTTGTAGATGCCGATTTTCCTAACGAGGCCATCCTTCACGACGGAGTGCGTCTGGATGAAGCCGATGTTGGCGTCTTCGTAAATCTTCCGCACAACCTCGGTGGCGATCTGCGCCTTCTCGATAGCTTCCTCGTTGTCGGGGACGAACTCGACGACGTTCTCCGGCCCGTGGATGACACGCATGAACGAGGGCAGAACGCCCTTCACGCCGTCACGCACCTCGGTCACGACCACCTGCGAGCGACCCTCCTCCTCGTTGCCGAAGGGACGGCCCATGTAGTAGTCGGTCGCCGTTGCACGATCATCGGACAGTTCGCCATCGACGAACTGTTCCGCGTCCTGCATTACGTCGGAGACGATCTGCTGAAACTCGTCCTCGTCCATCTCGCCGTCGTTAGGCCGAGCCTCGCCACGATCCCGCAGCTTCGGCTTCTCGTCTTCGTCCTTGTATGCCATTACAGTTTCTCTCCCCGTTGCATTGCGAGCACTCGCGTCTGAGCGTAAAGCTCACACACCAACTCGCGCTGGTCTCTGTTGAAGACCTGATTCATCCCCGCGTCTTCCATGTGAATGTGGTGGGCCTCATGGTGAAAGGTCTTCCACATCAAAATCGGGTCCGCTCCCGGCATCTTCATGATCTCATTCAGATACACCTTCCGTTCCGCGTACACCGTCAAACCCCACGCAAACTCACCCGCCATCTTCTTCATCTTCTTGTTGCTGATCCAGACGATTGATACCGGCCCGTGCAGCGACGGAATACTTGTCGGTACTTTCTTCGGGAGTTTCCTCACACGATCCCCTTTATCTCTCTCCTCAGCGGCTGCTTCCAATCGCGACGTGTCTCCCCGCCAGCCGCCGTGGCGTAGGTGCTCGCGAACGTCAGGATCAAGGCATCGGCCCGGTTAGGCGACCGGATGCCCTTCGAGCGCAGCATCTTTTTCGAGATGGCCTCGACCCTTCCTGTGGAATCTAACACGTCATAGGGCTGACGCAGCAACTCCTCAACGAGATCGTGGTCGTTGGCAAGATTCACGTTGCGCGACTCCAGCCACTCACGAACCTTCCACCACAACTCGGTACGCAGATTTCTATATCGCTCCCCCACTGCGGGGGTCTCTGATACGTTAATCCCTCTAACCGGGAGCTTAAGCTCTCTGGCTCGGTCCACGACCCCGTAGCCGATGCCGATAGTGTCGATAAGGATTTCGACCGGCCGGTGCCTTACCGGCGTCGATTCGTATTCATCGACGAGGTGCCCGACGATCTGCATGGTGTCGAGCCCGAACCACTCCTTCGTCTTCTCGACCAGCACGTTGTCCTGTCGCTTCGCGAGCCCCGTGGGGTCGTCGAACCGACCGGGGTCCAGCCCCCAGAGGATCGGTGCCGAGACGGGGGCCACCACGTCTCTCGTTAGGGCCATGTTCGCCAACTCGGCCGAGATGATCTTGTTCGCTTCCGTGAGGGGCGGCTCGCCCATGACGCGGATGCGGAAGTAGTTCGACCGCTCCCCGTAACGAGTACGTGCCTCCTCGATGAACGCCTTCGAGACTCGCGGAGACGTTAGGCTGCTAACGTGGTGAGTCTTCCACCCTGTCGGGTTCAACTCGGTACGATGCGTCTTGAAGTGCGTGTCGTAGAAGTAGCCGGACGAGCGAACCATGTTCCCGGCGAGAATCGTGATTGTGTTGGCACCGGACATCGAGCCCGACGCCGACTCGAAGATCGCGTCAGGGATACCGGAGGCTTCGTCACCGACGATCAGGACGGAGCCAGATTCGGCGTGGATACCGGCGAGCGCCTCGGGCTTGTCGGCCCGCGAGACGCGGAACGAGATGAACGATTCCTTGTGAGCCTGCGGCGCGGCATCGCTCGGCTTGAGTTCGATGTTCTGCGCCTTGACGTTGAGTAATTCCTGAATGGGGAGAGGCAGCTTCCCGATCCAACTTGCAACTTCCGCCGCGAGGCCGTCGAACAACTGGTCTTCGCTGGCGGCGGTCGCGACCGTCTTCTGCGGGAAGTTGAACAGGATATGGTGCGTGATGATCCACGCGAGGGTCGCGGTCTTCCCGACGCCGTGACCTGAGCGGATGCTGATGGCTCGCTCGCGGTTCTTGTAGTCGGTCAAGACTTCAACTTGCCAGTCATCGGGGACGACCGGCTCGTCCGTGATGAATCCCTCCCGTACGAAAGCGACGGGGTCGTTTGCGTACAGACGGACGTACTGATCCATGACGGATTCGTTAGGTGCTTGGGTGTCGATTGCCACGTTGCTCATGCAGGCTCTTTGTCTTTTCTCAACTCAAGTAAAATCAGGAATAGGAACCAGCAAATCGCGAGGGACCCGAACCGTTCCCAGAACGAATGTTCGCTCAGGTCCGGCCAGACTTCGGCCTCGAAGCGTTCTACCTCAGCAGCAAACTGCGAAAGTTCATGGGCCATACGACCCTCCTTTGTTTTTTCCAGAGAAGCAAAAAATCCAGCGCGAGACCCGGCCTCAGCCCGCTCCCCCGCCGCCGACAGCGAAGGGGGGTCCTTCGGGGGCGCTTTGCCCACGAGGCACCACACCTGCTGCCGCCCTGCCACGCTGCTGTCGCACGCTCGGACACATCACCGATGTGACCTCGCGACCCCAGCTTTGTGATGCTAACCCTCCACCCCTGCGGGGAGCAGGTTGCCATCATGCACACCATCACGAACCTGATGCATCACATCTGTGATCCCATCACTTACCTGCTCGATCTCCAGCACCTCGGCATCACTTACCTGCTGTGCTGCCGCAGTAGCACGTTGCCGCAACTTATGTGATCTCAGGGCGTCAATGTGCAGGCTGCCGATGCTCACGTTTGTGACCTGCTTCGGTGCCTCGCCCCAGTCGGCACGGTTCCACCTCGATGCGATGAACGTGCGAACGTGCGCCTGTTCCTTCGCCTTAGCGATAGCATCACGATCCGGTGCCACGTTGTCGATGATGTCCTTTGCTTCTTCGACCAGTTCACCCGCCCCCCGCGCCCGCGCAGCTTGCAATCTCTCGGTCGCCGCGCCCGCCTCGTGGCCCAGCACGGCCGCAGCACGCACCAGCGACGAGCGGACAGTGTAGTCAAGTACGGCTGTCACCTCGGTGGCAAGCTCGCGCAGCGTCGCACCGTTCTCGATGCGATAGCACACGTAGTCGAGTGCGGTTGCACCCTCGCCAATCTCCCGGCGTGCCTCTGCGTTCAGTATGCGGCGCACTGCATCGCGCCTAACGTGTCCGGGCATTACCGGCCATCCAGTCGGCTCGAATCGAACACGACTCGGCCATTCTTGTAGCGCCTAACGCGGGGCAAGCGTGCGTCCTTCGCGGCCTCGGCCCATGATGCGCCCTCGCCCATTACCTGTCGCCGCTTGCCGATGTAAACCCCGACCTGATACACGCCGTCAAGTTCGGACGTGAACGCACCACTGCGCCCCCATCGGTTCGCCGCCATCTCGTGTAGCTGGTCCTGTGTCATCTGTGCGTCACTCATGCTTCCGCAGGATAACTGAGCCCGCCCCCCATCTGCAAGAGCAAATATGCCAATGACTTACAGACTGGGAGTCGAGCACCATGACGCCCTCCGAAGGGCAAGCGAAGGCATCGCGAAGGGCATGGCCTTCAGGGTCTAACGCTATGTCCGGCCTTGATATACACCTCTTTTCCGAAGGTCACGAAGGGCAAAATCTCTATTATCCCTATATATAAGATTTTTTGCTATATAGCCTATAATGTCTTTTTTGACCTTCGATGCCTTCAGTGTCATATGTGACAACGACTTAGATACCTTCGCCCATACCTTCACCCTCCCGAATGAAGACCGAAGCACTATCACGCAACGTGGCTCCTGCTTCGCAGTGGCACGTAACTTCCATAGCTGCTTGCCCTTACGAGCACCCTACTACCATAGAGCGAAGGCATCGAAGCCCACCAACCTGACACACGATCTGTTGCCACGTTGCAACACTGCAACACCTTCGATCCCTTCGCCCCATTGGTACACAACGACTTACGAGTGGCACCCACCTTGCTATAGTCTGCCCCGCCAGCACGCGACTGGCACCGGATGAAGCGCGGTGGAACGTCGGACGACAGGCCAGAGCAGCGACGGCCTACACTACCCCGACGAGGTGCCACCGGAACCTGTTGACAGAGCAGTCCGGCTACAACTGAACGGCCGACAGTGACTCGCAAGTCCTTCGCCTCAAGAGAACGACTCTAAGGCGTCACAATGACCCGCGACGGCAGCAGCACGCGACACGATGGGGCATCTCTCTGCGACGGCAGCCCGAGGATGCCCCCAGTCGCGCTCCACGGGGCAGTAGAGGCATGGACGCGGGTTCGACTCCCGCCTGCCCCCATACGTCAACCTCGCTCGATTCCCACCCCCTCCACGGAGCACATCATGCCCAAACTCACGAAGGCACAGATTGCGGCCCTTACGCTGCTGCGAGCCCGCCTGAACCCGAACGACGCAGGCTTCCGAGCCAGCGACGATGTACGCGCCGCGTTCGATGGCCCAGCACGCCTCTACATCGAGACGCGGGTCCTCCCGCTGATCGACTTCCTCGCGGAAGGTCCGGCGTGGCACGGGCAGGCTGGCACCATCCTCTGGGACGCGGCCGACGTAAGGCACGCCCGAGCGACCGCCGAGAACATGAAGCCGAAGGGACGCCTGTTCCTCGAACCTGAGACGGGCGCGACGGTCTGGGACCCCAACGCCTAACGGCACCGCAGCACAGTACGGGGACGCACACAGAGGTGCGTCCCTAGTCGCGATTCAAGATGGAGCTTCCGATCATGCTTTCGCTCTCCGACGCACACACGCTCGCCTCGATGCTGGCCGAAGAACTGACCCGCCCAGCGCGTCAGCTTGAAGACTGGGCCGACACCGTGGCCGAGATAACCGGCGAGTCCGTCGAGTACCGGGAAGGGACCTGCAAGAACGTCCTGACCATCGGGAAGCAGTGGGTCATCAAGTACTCCTCGCCTAACGGGCGAGTCGGCAACAGCGACGAGAGCGAGGAGGAGTTCCTCGCGGCGCTGGAGGAGCAGCAGCCCGAGTACCTGAAGTACTTCATGCGGTCGCATCGTGTCACGGACAACTGGACTATTCAGGAGTACGTGACCGTCAGCGAAAGCTGGTACGAGACGGTGCAGGACGAGGTGTACGACGTGACCCGCGAGGTCGGCGTCGGTGATGTGTTCTGGAAGAACGTTGGCTACCGTCGTGATGGCACATGGGTCATCTTCGACTTCGATGCCTAACAAGTGAGGATTCAACGATGCATTTTGACAACGCAGTATCCGCAGTGATCGACTACACCGGCAACGGTGAGCCTACGCAGTTCCGTGCCTCCCTCTGGTATGCCACCATGCTAGACGCGAGTGGCAACAAGCTGGGCGGGCTCGCCTCCGATGACTGGGGCAGCGTCGAGAAGGTGCTACGCTGCGAGTATCCCGGCGTGGAGATCAAGTACACGCCTCGCGGCTGGTCGCAGAACGTGACCGAGTTCGAGGCATCACGCCACTACCGGAGGTAATCATGTACGGCGTCGATATGCTGGTTGACCGGATGCACGTCAGCGTCTCCGACGTGACCGTGATCCGCAGGGTCAAGCTGCTTGCTGACCTGACCGCCGCCTTACTGAACAACCCGCACGACCGCCTAACGCCGAAGCAGGCGTTTGACCGTGCGCTGGAGATCGAGCAGCTTGCCCATGCCGAGGCGTACAAGACGTTTCGGTTCCTCAAACTCGGAGGTCGCTGAACCATGCGTGTCACCATCAAGCGGATCAACGCCGCCTTGCAAGAGGCAGGGCTGGCTGGTGTCGAGATCGTTCGCGGTCGTGGTTACTTCTACTTCGCAGGCGGCGACGCAGCCTCGTGGCCGTCGTCGAGCGAGTACGTGTACCACCTGAGCAACTACACGGTGCAGGAGTGGGTCGGTATCGCCCTCAAGCTGGCCGGGAAGGAGCGTGTCGCTCCCGCCCCCGCTGTCTCCCTCGACTACGCGGTGACGCTGGCCGAGATGGTCTACACCGACGTGCGCGACGGCAACTTCGCGGACGCGATGGACCGGATACGTGAGGTCCTGCCTAACGTGGCGCTGAAGCACGCGCAGGGTGTCTACAAGTACGTGCTACTGGTCGGCCCGTGGGCGATCAAGGTGGACAAGGGCGGGATCATGGGCGGCAACGCATACGTCAGCACCGTAGGCGAGGCGATGGTGATTCAGCGGCTCCAGCAGGCGCACGCCGAGTTAGCGCACCACTTCCCGAAGACGCACATCGTCAACGAGATCACGGTCGTGCAGGAGCGGTGCGACATCAACCCCAGCCGCACCCGCTCGATACGGAATTACGCCCGCATCAACGAGCTTTCCCGCGTGCTCGACATTGGCGACACGCACGAGTACAACGTCGGCTGGCGCGGCGATACACCCGTGTTCATCGACGTGCAGACCGACCGCAGCTACGCCGGTCTGCCTGAGAAGAAGCAGTACGGTGGCGGCAAGCGCGCCGCAGCCGTCAACTAACCGAGGAGCCTAACGATGTCACGCCAGAAGTTCCCCACCGAAGTCCGGGCCATCGCAGCGAGCGAGTGGATCGAATCACGCGGCTACAACGCCCAGCCCATCGAGAACGGCACCGTCGTCCTGACGGATGCCCCGTCGTTCCTTATCAATCAGGCGCGGGCAGCCTTCGACCGATGATGACGTACACTGACATCGCGAAGCGGCTCCACCGCATCGCGGCCGATCTGGAGCGGCACAACGATCCGATCCGTCAGGTGCGTGAGATCATGGACCTCGCGAACCGGATTGCTCCAGTCGTGCGCTGGGAGGAACCCTGCGCCTGCAACCGCACCTCAATGCCGGAGGCAGAATGATCGACCTCAGACATATGCAGCAGCTTGCTAATGCGTTAGGCAAGCTGCTGCGTGGATGGCTGTCATGGACCTAGCCTTCGGCTACGCCATCGCAGCCCTCGCAGTCGTCACCCTCGTCGTCAACCTCGCGATCATCGTGCTCACGCGCCCTGTTCGCCTAACGCCAACCTCTTGCCCCATCGCTCATGAGAAAGCCCCCGCTGAAGTGCCTGACGAGTCTGGTGCGGACGCTGGACCCCATCGTGGCGGACATGGTTCGTGCCTGTGAGTTCGATGGGCAATCTATCTGCGACTGGACCTGCCGCCTGCACCACATCTACATCGAGCTTCGCGCAGCGTGGCACGACGCAGGCGGTCGTGTCGGCGCATTGCCCGGAGACATTCCCTTCGGCACCCTCCGCCTCAAGGCAGACGGGAGCCTAACGATCCCCACCAACCAACCACCGGAGCCCGACCATGTGTAGCAACGGACGCGACCCTAACGAGCCCATCCGCATCACGCTGGATATGCTGGTGATGGCCGCAGTGACCAGCACACGGCCTGACGAGGAAGGCGTGGAGCAGCCGCTCGCCTTTACGGAGCAGGCGCTGGAGATTTACCTCAACGCCGTCTACGGTGTCGAGCGACCGAACAAGTACCTCGCGCAGACGATCAAGTGGCTGCTGAAGGATGGTGGCCTCCACGAGTACAAGCGCGACGGGAAGTACTACTACGTGATGCCCCGCCACTCGATGAACGCCTTCGAGCGGATGATGGGCTACTACCCTGACCCTCTGGAGCTAGGCTAATGCGCCGACTCAAGCAGTTCATCTGGTTCATGATCGAGTGGATCGACCAGCTACCTAACGACTACACGGAGGAGTGATGCTCTACATCATCATGTTCATCGCAGGCGTCCTGTCTGCGACAGCGGTGGCGCTCCCAGTAGGCTTGTCGAGGGGCGCTCGACGTGAGCGGCTGACGCAGCAACGTATGGCCGACGACTTCGACGGCCTGAGTATCCCGGCCGCGCTGGAGCTTCTCGACAAGGCAGTGACAGGCTACGGCGAGCGTCGCTGGAGCACGACGGTCACTGACCCCATCACGCAGAACCGCATCACTCTGAAGGCATCCTCGGCGCTGCAACTGGCCCGTGAAGTCTACGGCCACCGGCGAGCGTCGCAGCTATTCGAGGAAGTCCGCAGGCACCTGCCCGCCTAACGATGTTCGCACTCACCCCTGCCCAACTTGACGAGATCATGGCGCTCGTCTCCAAACTGAACCGGGAGAAGAATGAAGACCGCAACGAAACACCTCGGCACCGACTGCGCCCACATGGGCGACGCCCGGAAGAAGCAGCCGAAGCAGGGCATCTGCTTCAAGTGCCGGTTCCCCCTGCACGTCTACACGATGCCGGGGAACCGCCCGCTGGAGCCTCTGGCGCTCCTGCTGGACAACCGGAAGGGTCTGGAGGGGATGCTCCTGCCTGACCCGTGGCCGCGCTTCAGAGTCGAGGGCGCACGCTGATGCTGTTCCTGCTCGCCCTGAGCGTCGCCTGCGTCGCGTGGACCGTGACGCACGAGGAGATATTCTCCGAGTGGCGCGGGCACTGTATCGCCCGCAAGCGCGACGCATCGACGGTGCTACGCCGGAAGTTCTACTACGTGTTCACCTGCGAGTACTGCTTCAGCCACTGGGTAGCGTTAGGCGTCGTGCTCCTGAGCGGCTACCGCGTGGCCGGTAGCTGGCTGCTCGCAGTCTTTGCCCTCGTCGCTGTCGCGAACGTCTACATGAGTCTGTACGAGGGTCTGCGACTCACCTTGAAACGCTGGAGAGGGTAATGGCACCGAAAGCGAAGAACCCCAGCACCACGGCCGCAGGCTTCGACCCCGTGCGATGGGTCGGCAAGGCGTTCCTCGCCGTCGTGCAGAAAGACCCCGCGCTGTACCGGGACCTATACTACATCATCCGCGACCGAGTGGGCAACAACCTCGCGGGCGAGCTTGTGTCGGCCCTGCACGATGCGGGCGCAGATCAGTTCGATAAGCCGAAGCGGGAGATGACGGACGAGGCGAAGGCCGCGCTGGTGGCCCGCCTCGCGAAAGGGAAGCGGAAGAAGCAGGGCATCGACCCCGAATTGGTGGAGGAGCCCACCGAGGCCGATCTGCCGGAAGAATTGAAGTAACCCGCCTTGAACCACGAGGCCGGGGCGATTATCTTTGTGACTCCTACGGAGTACGCTGCCACCGAGGGCTCCTCCCAGATTGTATCGCTTGGAGCCGACGCCGCAGAGTCAATGCGTACACCGCCCGCCAAGCCCTGAGCGTGGTGCGGGCACTCACCCCCAAGTGGAGGATATTCCAGCGACGCAGCCACGACCCACCCTGACAGCGGCCGACCTCGTTGCCCTGTCGAAGACTGATCCCATCCTCGCGGCCCAGATCACGCAAGAGCAGATGACCATATCTCTGCCACTCGGTCTGGCATCCGTCATCATCGGCGCGTTAGGCATAGCGCAGGCTCACCCTCAACGCCCGGAAGACGTGGAGACGTACAAGTCTCTCGTCAAGGTGCTCGATCAGATATGGGAAGCCTCCGCAGCTACCGCGTACAAGCGGCTCACTGCGCCCCCGACCGATACGGCGGCGCTCACCTTCGATCCCAAACAACTCAACTAATGGTCACGTTCACAGTCACCGTGCCTGACGAGCACGCTCCTGCGCTGCGTAGTGTCGTGGACGATATGTCCGCGATGATCGGTACGCGGCTGGAGAAGCGGTCGAAACCGAAGAAGGAAGCAGCACTCACCCGAGCGGCATCGGCGTTAGGCGCCTTACGTGCCGCCACCAACGCAGCAATCCCACAAGGAGACCCCGACTATGTGCGGTAACACTCGCGAATACCCCCACAACCTGTCCCCCTTCGTTCGCCGCTTCAAGAACGGCGAATGGCAGCGCCCCACCGAGAAGGGACGCGGCTGGCGTGCAAGCATCGGCCTCGCTGGCTTGACGTACGAGCAGGAGATCGACGCGATCAACCGTGATCGCCGTGGCTACACGCTGGAGAACGTGACGACGCCCGACCAGATTCCGGTCGCTGGCGACACGCCGACCGATCCGAAACACCGCCGCTTCAACACGGTGTTAGGCATCTGGCAGAAGCCGAACAAGGCGATGACCGGCTGGGAGCCGAGCGGCATCGCGTTTTACTCGCTGGAAGAAGGCAACCGCTTCTTCGCGAACGGTGAGGCGATGGGCAATCCCTTCGGCTACATCAACCTCGGTGCTGTTACGCCGGGGCAGCCGCAGTTCGAGCCGAACGCCATCGTCGAAGGTGGCCTGATCGAGCCCGAGGCCCAGATCACCGAGACGACGCGAAACTACAACTCCGCGTTAGGCATCTGGGAGAAGCCGACCCGTGACCTGCGCGGCATGGAGCCGAGCGTCGGGCTGGCGGGCAAGAGCTTCCGTGAGGGTCTGGAGTACCTCGCGAAGTACTTCCCGGCTGGCTTCTTCACCGTCACGTTCGACGGCGCAGCGTTCCCGTCCGATGCGTTCGAGAACCCGACACCCAACTCGGTACCACAGGCCGACGTGGAGGCGTTCGAGAGCCTCTTGAGCGAGGAGGAAGCGCAGGCTGGCAACGGCCCCTTCGGGACGCCGTTCACCCCGGTCATCCGCATCCTGCCTAACGGCGGCATGACGGTGACGGTGGATGTTCGCGCTGCCGTCTCGCTGACTCGTGCGACCATCGCGACGATCCAGCATGACCCGAAGTCGCAGGACGCGCAGAACCTCGCCTCGTTCGGTGCCGCACTGGTGCGGAATGAGTCGAACCTGTTCACCGATGCAGTCGAGACGTTAGGGATCATCCCCTACGGTGCGTAATCTGCTTCGCGTGACGTTCGTGGCAGCCACGCTGCTACTGAGCTTCCCTAACGAGGTGGCGGGCCAACAGCCCGCCCCTCCGCAGGGACCTTCAGGTCTGTACGTGGCCCCCGACAGCCTCAATGGCGACACGCTTCACGTAGCACCGTGGATCGCGTACCAGATGGCCCAGTTCGACTCGCTGACTGTCCCGCGAGTCTTCTGCGTCACCGCCTTCCACACATGGGACCACTACCTCTACCTCAAGTCGCTTCGGCCTAACGAGACGGCGCTCCGCTGTATTGGCACCGAGCCCATCTTCGTGCAGGCAGCCAACTGCCCTGACGGCCCAATCGTCCCACAGGGAGGTGCGCCCAAGTTCATTCTGGTTCAATGCGGAGACGAAGACAATATCAAGTACTACATTCCTCGGTCGCTGCCTAACGCCGGGAGGAAAGGATGATGGACCGCAGCAACGTGTACCACCCCTCTCAGCCGCGAGAGCTTTCGACCACGTTCCGCTACAACCCTATTCGTAAGCGGGTTGAGTACTGGTCGTGGAGCGAGGCGGCGTGGGATGCAGTCAGAGACGTGTGGACCCCGTACCCGGAGAATGAGCCGAGCAAGCAGGCACGCTACCTGCGGACTCGCGCCCAACACCAGATGCCCAGAATGTTCGGGTGGACGACGTACGGGAAGACGTACCTTGAGCCGATCTACACAGGTTGATCCGAGGTACGTGCCTAACGGCAAACCAGTGTACCGCTGGAACCCCAGTGACGACCGTTGGCAAGTCTGGAACGGTCGTCGCTGGGTGCGTTCAACTCTGTACGCCACGAAGGGCGAGAGCGAAGGCCCCCGCCTAACGATGTCGTACGAAACCACCTACTCAGACCTACAGGAGACACAATGAAACCTCTCATTTTCGGTGGCCTCGCCGCCATCGTCGTCGTCGTGATCCTCTCAGCCGCGCTGGCCCTCGTGACGCAGTGGGCGTACATGGGCGTCATGGTCGCCGCGTTCGGCTTCCCGAGCATCACGCTGTTGCAGGCGTTCCAACTCAACCTCCTCGCCGGACTGCTGGTGAAGTCCAGCGTCACCACGAGCACCAGCAACCAGCGTGGCCGGTAAGGGAGATAAACGGCGACCCTCGGCCGTAGACGAGGAGACACTGGCCGAACGTTGGGAGAAGACGTTCGGCCGCAAACCGCCCCGTGAAGGGAGCGATCAACCAAAGGAGAACAATGCCACTCACACACAGCGGCCGACTGGTCGATCTTGACCGCAGTGACGCACCGACGCTCGAAGACATCGGGCTCGGCCTCTCGCGTCAGCCGCGCTTCGCCGGCCAGACTCGCGTCTGGTTCTCGGTGCTCGACCACTCGTTCTTCGTGCATGACATGGCGGGGATGGAGTCGCCCGAGGTGCAGCTTGCAGTCCTGCTGCACGACGCGCACGAGAGCCTAACGGGCGACGTGCCGACAGGCTTCAAGACCGATGACCTTCGTGATATCCAGAAGGGCTTCCTCGATACACTGATCGCGGAGGCACACTTCCCCGGAGGCTACGATGCGTTCACGCGGGCCGATGTGCGTGAAGCCATCGCGGAGTACGATGCCCGCGCTTTCGTGGCCGAGGCCATCGAGATCGGGCCACCGAACATCCGTAAGTACAGCCCGGAGACGTTCGAGCAACTGATGGGCCGGGAACCGAAGTCGTCCGACGTTCTGCGTCTCAGGGAGCTTGTCACATTCGAGCGCCTGAGCCGACCGAACCTGCTCGTGCAGGGGGTCGATGCGCCTAACGTGCGGGACTTCGCACAGCGGGTACGCAATCTTCAGGGAGCGATCCGTGGGGTTGCTTGATCCGCGTGAGGCGGGCCTGCCACCTGCGGCCCGCCCGTACCCGACGGAGTATGTGTACGTGATCGTCAGCAAAGCCACCGGCAAACTTTTCGGTGACACGATGTTTGCCTCTCGTAAGGCGGCGAAGTCCGAACTCGCCACCTCATTCGACGACGAGAACGAAATCAAGCGTGACTACGCGGTGCGTCGAGCCCGCCTAACCATGCTGCACAGATGAAGATACTTCCGTGGCTGGTGCTGGTAGATGGCGTCGTTGACGGCTTCTACGCAGACCGCGACATGGCGGTGGATTCGATGGACTACTTCCTCTCCACTGGAGCGGAAGTTGAGTTGGTCGAAGTACGACACGCCGTCGTCTATAACGACCGAGCCGAGTTTGCACGCCACCAGAAGTTGTGGCGTACCCGTAAGGGCGACTTGAAACGTGTCGAGCGCATGAACGCCAATCACCTGACGAACGCGGCGCATCTCTGCCTAACGTGGCAGGAACGCTTCGGAGTCCCGATGGACGGGGAGCGCCGAGCGATGTGCCAAAACGTCCGCGACGAAGTTGTGCGTCGCAGAGTCTTCGAGGTAGGCAAGTGAGCAAGAT